TTATGAAATGATGCATAAAGCAGGATTGTCTATACATCAACAGAGAATATGTCAACCTTATGGCGACGACCAAAGAAGAGGTTTATGGTTGTTTCATCTTATAGAGCCTGAAACTTGGGCAAAAGTGGTTTCTAGGGTTAATGGTGCTAATAGTGGGGCTTTGTATGTTAATGAGAGTGGGTCTATAACAGGATACAATAAAATAACAAAACCAGATAATCATACTTGGGAGTCGTTTAGCTTGTTATTTTTAAACTCAATTCCAGAAGTAACAAAAGAGCATTATCTAAATAAAATTTACACTTTTATAAAGTGGTGGGAGTTTAGAGGTTATGGTGATGGAATACCAGATGAAACACCTTATGTATTAGAGAGTAAAAAGTTAACACCTTCTTGGAGGAGGATATGTAAATCACTTTTAAGAAATGATTATTGGTGTAAGGGGTTAGGTTTTTCTCAGCAAAAAACGGCAGCATACAAGAGTTACTTAGAATTAAAAAAGAAAAAAAGACAAGAAGAACAATTTTTAAAAGGTAAAACAAAATAATTATGAAAAATCTAGTAGAACAATTGATGAATGGTATTAACGATTTACCATTAAACGAAAAAGTAGAAGCGTTAAACAATTTAAAGTTAGAAATGCACAAGATAAGTCCTTTTAATAGTGAACCTGTTGATTGTGTTTTATGGGTTAAAAATGACATTGTACAAGCTAATGATTATAATCCTAACAGTGTTGCACCACCTGAGATGGAGCTTCTTAGGCTTTCAATATCTAACGATGGTTACACTCAACCTATTGTAAGCATGAATAACGATAACGGCACTATTGAAGTTATTGATGGTTTCCACAGGAATAGGGTAGGTAAAGAGTGTGAAGACATTCAAGAGAGAGTTAAAGGATATTTTACCAGTGGGTTACAATTAGAGAGTCTCAAACAGACCTAAACAACCGTGTAGCATCCACAATTAGGCATAATAGAGCTAGAGGCAAGCATAGGGTTGAAAGTATGAGTGATATTGTTGCGGATTTAAAAAAACGTAATTGGTCAGATAAAAAGATAGGTAAAGAGTTAGGTATGGATCAAGATGAAGTTTTAAGACTTGCTCAGATTAGTGGTTTAACAGAACTTTTTAAGGATTCTGAATTTTCCATGGCATGGGAGACTGAAGAGTCAAATTTTACTCAAGAAGATGTGATGAGGGTTAATGATAATGTATCAGAATATTAATTTAACAGGCAAGGCGTTTTAAACCTTGCCTTAATTTTTACTAAATGAAAGAAACTAAAAGAAAGCACTTTAAGTTTTATCGTTCCTATTATGATATGTTTAACGAATTAGAAAGCGACAAAGATAAATTATCTTTTATAAGGGCTGTTTTAGATAAGCAATTCTTAGGTGAAGAACCTAAACTAACTGGAATGGTTAAATTTGCTTATGTTAGTCAGCTTCATTCAATCGAAAAACAAGTTAAAGGATGGCAAGATGCTACAGGTCAGGAACTTACAGGTGACTATACACACCCCTTAGAGGGGGGCTTGGTACACCCCTTGCAGCAATTAAAAGAAAAAGAGAAAGAAGAAGTAAAAGAAGAAGAGAAAAAGAAAGTAATAGAGCATTGGAATAAAGACTTGCCTACAGGTGTAAACCATAAACAACAAAACCATGATAGTAAATCATAGAGATAACGACGAGTTTTTAGAGCAAGCTAGATTAAATAAAGTTCCACAAGGTTTAGGTATAAACAACAAGTTAGACGATAATCTACGTTTTAAAACAGGTTCTTTTAACATTATCTTAGGACACGCCAACGTAGGTAAGACATATTGGATTCTATGGTACTTCTTAGCGTTGTCTGTTATTCACAATAAAAAACATTTAATCTATGCAGCAGAAAACAGCGTTAACGGACTTAAAAGAAACTTAATAGACCTTTACGGAAACAAAAAAATAAAGGATATGAGCAAAGAAGAGTTAGACATAAACAAAAACTTTATAGAAGACCACTTTGACTTTATAGACCACAAAAAACTATGGGGAGTAACCGAGTTTATGAAAGGGGTTCAAGCAATAGATAGAAAGTATGACACTATTATGATTGACCCTATAAACTCTTTTCAACGTCCTAGAGGTGTTAACGCTCATGAAAACGACTACGAGACAGCTACCAAGCTAAGACTGTACGCAAAGAAGTATAAAACGAGTGTGTATGTTTGTATGCACGCAAGTACAGAAGCTTTAAGAAAAGTACACCCAAGAGAACACGAGTTTGAGGGCTTGCCAATACCTCCAAGCGGAGCAGATGCAGAAGGAGGCGGTAAATGGATTAACAGGTGCGACGATTTTATAACAGTCCACAGATACACTCAAAGCCATAGTGATTGGATGTTTACACACGTACACGTAAAAAAGGTCAAAGAAACAGAGACAGGGGGCGCACCTACATTTTTGGATAGTCCTGTAAAGTTTAGATTAGATAGGGGTGTAGCGTTCTTGTGTCAAAATGTAAACAGTCTTGAACAACCCCAACAAAACAATACATTAAATAGATTTGCAGATAACGACGAGTTTTAGTAGTTTTAATGCACTCTAACTCAAAGCTAAACAACTGCTAAGTTGTGTTTAGCGACTGTTATCTAAAGTTAAATAAATGAATTATGAAATATCACAAGACAAAAGACGGGACGGAAATAAAGTTAAGCGATTTACAATTAAGTCACTTAAAAAACATAATAAAGTGGATAGATAGAAAAGCTGCTGAAGGATTAACAATAGGAATGGGTGGTGGATTTACTGCTGAAGATATGTATTACGATGAAGATACATACTACGGTGAAGATGCAAGAAGAGAGCTTAACTATTATGATTACAAAGCTGAATTAAGTAGAAGAGGAATTTTTTAATTTTTAGTTAATAAATGAATTACGATTTAATAAAATTCGAGAAAGTTAACCACGGTTTCAAAAAAGCTACNTTGTATGATTTGCATATATGCGATTTACAGGTGTCTAAGATGAGTTGTAAGCTTATTTATCCTAATTTTAGTATGTACATACCATTAAGCAGTAGAAACGTTGTTAAACAGCTTATATTTGAAATCTACGAAAAGAACAAAAAACAGGTAGAACTAGCTGAGTACTGTTACGAAAACGATTTTATAAGTATAAACAAGATGAAAACAATTTTAAATGCCTAAATGTAAGAACTGTAAACAACAATTTACACCTGTAAGCTTTAATAGAAAGTACTGTATTGAAAATGAATGTAACGATATGTACTATGAAGAGCTTAAAGAAAAGATGTATAAGAAGTGGAACAAAGAGAAGAAGGTAAAAAAAGAAAACCTTCAAACGGTTCAAGAGTTAATGAAACTAGCGCAGGTTGTTTTTAACAAGTATATTCGAGAGCGTGACAAAGGTCAACCGTGTATAAGTTGCAACAAGCCACCTAAAAAATCAAATGCAGGACATTTTTACAGTTCAGGAGGTCATAAGAACGTTACATTTAATGAGGACAATGTACATTTACAATGCGAATACTGTAATAGCTATCTACATGGCAATCTAATAGAGTACAGAAAAAACCTTATAAAAAAGATAGGAGTAGAAAGATTCGAGCAACTTGAAAGTATAGCGAATATAACTAGGAAATATACTAGAGAAGAACTTAAAGAGATAATAGCTAAATATAAGCAGAAGCTAAAAGAATTAAAAAAAGTTTAGTTTTCTCATTGCCAGTTAAAAGTAAATACTTAGATTTGAATAAAAAAAGTTATGGAATTTGAAGAAGGAAAGAAAGTGAGAGTTATTGCGAATACAAATGGTCACGGATATGAAGCACGTTCTATTGTCACTATGGATAAGCAATGGAGCGACGATAAGTTTGAATCAAGGAAAATTGCTAATGGTAATTCTTGGCTTGTTCCTTTCTCAGACTGCGAAGAGATAGAAGAAAAGCCAGGACGTTATAAGAAGAAAGAGGTTTACGGAATGGACGTAATAGACTTAGTTAATTACTGGGGTTTAAACTTTCAAGAAGGGAACATACTAAAATACCTACTTAGAGACAAAGGAGAAGACGAAAGCGACCTTGAAAAGATTATAGACTACGCACAAAGGGAGTTAAAGAGGGTGAGAGATTGTAAATAACGAGAAAGAATATGAGTAGTGGCAGGGAATAAGGGTTAGTAGTACCGCATACAAACGAGTAACCCCGAAAGACCCGAAGGTTCAGCTCTTAGGTATGCTTTAGCCATTACTTATATTTATTGCTGTATGTCTTTTTTAATTGCTTACAACAACGTTAAATCTATGGGTAGTTATTGCCCGACTTAAAAGAACTGAATATGGATATTAGAAAGAAAGAATTATACGAGGAATTTTATAGAGAAGCAAGGCGAA